GTTTCAGTTAATGGTTCTTCTTCCCAAAGTTTTTTAACTTGTAAGCCAGATCCTTTAATTTTATCGGGTACAGGTTTAAATCCTAATTTATAGTAATAAATATTTTTAGTTCCTTTAGAATTAGTTTTAGAAGCAAATGCTGCTGGTGTAGCATAACCTTCACCTTGGCCTGCAGTAAAAGAAGCACCACCTTGACCGGTAGCAGACATTTCTTTTAATTTTTTTCTAATAATTTCTTTAAACTTATCCATTTACAGTTTCTAATTCATTGATTAAGTCATAATACTGTAACAAATCAACTAAATCATTATCTGTAATCTTAGCATTTTTAGCTGGTGGGGTGATTATAGAGACAATTTCGTTAATTTTTATTTTGGTAACTTTGTTTTTTGTTTTCTTGTTCAATTCTAATAATTCTTCTTTAATCTCATTAATTTTACTTGTATAAAATTCTTTTAAACGGGAAGTATTATCAACTGATGTAATATATTCTTTTAAGATTGCTTTTTGGTTTTGGTGTAATACATCATATTTTACATTAAAGTTTTCCAATACCATTTTATATGCTAAAAAACGTACGTCTTTGTCTGATTTATTAAATTCATCCATTACGTCATCTTTTACTACAGATGGTTTTATTTGAGCAGCTGTCAAATGTTCTAATATAGTAACTTTATTATCTATAGTTTGATCATGATCTACAGTTTGTGGAGAATTTACAATCTCTAACAATGTATAAAATGCGGCGTGTACTTTATAGTTGGGGAGTTTATGACCGAAAAATTCGTTTAAATCATAGTGTTTTTGAATTTCACTAATTAAGTTATATTTTTGTCTTTTAATCACACCTCTATTTAAAGCCTTTGATGAATCCGTTAACGTGCCAATTACAATATTTGCTTTTGCTTCTGTTAATGATATTTTCTTTAAAAGAGTTTCGTATAACTTGTACTCACGACCCAATTCCGATTTAACGAAATATTTTTTAAGTATATCTGTTGCGGGTGAATCTTTGCCATCTAATGTATCAGTTGTTATCTGACGTATAAGAAGTTCAAAGAGAATACCCGTATTTTTATACTTTGAATGTTTTACTTGCATCCTATTATGTTGTTTATTAATAAATATATGAAGGTATTTTACTCTCGTATTTGTGATTCATCTAATAATGAATTTCCTTTCATATCTGATTCATAAATCATTTGTTTCTTTTGATTTTTTATATCATTAAACATTTTAGAATTTTTATTTCGGGTATTTTTCGTTTCTAATGCCAGTGGAGATCCACCTTGATATTTTGGTTTAGTAGAATCTGATTCATCTCCATCTTTTTTCATACCTATAGCTCCTATTCTATCTTTTCCTAAGGCATTGTCTTGAGTATTTCTATCAGTTACTTTTTCTTCAGGTCTGCCTAATGGGGATTTTTCATCATATCCTACAGGAACATTACCTTCATCGTATCTACCTCTACCATAAAGTGAAGCTAAATCGTGTGGCGTACCATATGATTTACCTGTTTCTAATGGATCATTACCTTCGTTTTCAATTTGAGCAAGGCGGAATTTACGTTTAGCATCTTGAGCAATTAAATCTCTATTTTCATCATATTGATCTTCACTTAAATGGAATATATTTTCATAAATCCAGTCAGTAGACATAAGTTTAGTTTCTATCATTTGAGAAGCTAAATCAACTTTTTCTTTCATTAATGCAATTCTTTCTTGATCGTATATGATTGATGGTGTAGTTAAAGATAATTCAAAATTAGTTAAACTTTCATCCGTGTAGCCTTGGGCATATAAATGTACTAATGCGATTTTTGTCAATTCAGATACTACAATGCGTTGTATGCGTTCAATTGTACGAGCAAAGCGAATATCTTCAGCCGCTAACGTTGCTTTACCTGTTAAATCTTTTTCATAACCCATAAATGCTTTAGGCACTTTAAGGGCAGCAAATAATTTATCTCTTAGGTATTCAACATCCTGGATTCCATCATATTGTAAGCCACCTAAATTATCAATTTTAGTTGCTTGATCATTACCACGAATCGGGATATAGAAATCTTCAAGTAAATTTTGCATGTTGTACTTTAAGTTATAATCACCTGTTTGTTGATCAATATATGGAGTACGTTTCATTTTAGAAATTGTTTTCTGCATAAAATTTTCTACTTCAGCAGGTGCAATATTACCAACATTGATATAGAATATACGTTTTTCAGGTGCACGAACGATTCTGTGAATCAACATTGCATCTTCCATCATTGTATATTGTTTAAACAATTTACGTCCTGGTTCTAAATAAGATCTACCATAAGGTAAAAAGTTAGTATCCGTAAGTAAACGAAAATGGGACATTTCGTAATTATCAAAATAAATTGAACTTGCTTGGCCACCAGCATTTGGTACATTATAGTAACCATAATCTGAAGGTGAAGAAATTCCATCTGGGTCAAATCTAAATCTTACAGAAGCGGGATGATCTTTATCATATCCATCTTGTCTTTCGATATGGAATGCATTATAAGGAATTATATTATACACACCAAATTTTTCAGCAATTTCTAGTTTTAAGAAAAAATCTCCGTATTTCAACATATTACGAATCCAAGGCCATAAGTTAAATTCTATATTTAATACATCATAGAATAAATTATAAAGTGTTTTTTGAACATCTTCATCTGAGGATCTGATTTGTAATACTTCACCCATATCATTACGTAATGTACTTTCATCTGCAATAATGTCTAAGGCAGAAGCAACGATAGCATCTGTATCCATTGAATCGTACTCGGAATAAAGTGTGGGGCGTAAAGTTTGGTAATTAAAACTACTTTGATATCCATAAATTGAAGTGTGTGAATTAGTGTAGATTCTATTAAATCTATCTATTAAGGCATTAGTTTCATATTCACCAGAAACTTGGATTTTGTTAACATCCATTACTTTAAGAGTGTTATCTCCTTCATTTCGGATAATAACATCTGTTGAAAACAATCTTTTTAATCGTGTAAATAAGCCTGTATCTGCCATGGTTTTTGTTTTTTTTATCCTAAAAGCCAAGAAATATCTTCTTGATTATTTGAGTAAGGGTTGTCTATTTTATAAGGGTTATTAGTATATTTATCAGCATACGAAACCCCAGTTGAATAACCCCCGGAAAATTTAGAAGAATTTGATGAAATTCCATTAAGCATGCTTTTAGTCATATCCATATTGCTTTGTCTTAATTTAAAAGCAGTATCACGTAAATAACAACCAATAGCAAATGCCATCATTAAGTCATCATTGTAACCTGATTGTGCTTCTGCTCGGCCGTTTTTCCATATAAATACCTTCATTTCTTCTAATAATCGAGTAGAATAAAAAACAACTCCTTTATCCATAACAGCCTCTTGAAATTTACCAACTGATATAGGGCGGGTTGTTTGGGACATTGTAAATCCAGGGGTCATCTTACTTACATCCATATATGGATCAAAGAAAGAATCGGTATTATTAAGTCCACCTTTCGGTGAATAGTAAAAGTTTTGATAACCTCTATCTAAAATGGTTTGTACAGTAGACCAACCTACACTTTGATTTTCGACTGCTAATAGGGCATTGTTATATTCCGTTGCAATGCTAACTAATAGATTTCCATAATCTTTTGTATTAATCTGTCCCTTATATTCACCTACCTGAGTGAATGATTCAACATCTAAAATGTGAAATCCTGAATAATCCTTACCATCACCACGAGCTACATCAGCTACAATTAGATAGTTCCTTGAATAATTCGCTGGTTCCCAGATCCATAGGTTTTGGTCTATACCACGTTTTTCTAGAGGGTCTTTTATATGAAATTGTTCATAAAATGAAATATCTTCTGGTTGAAATACTGTATCACCAGAAGTGGTGAAGTCACAGTCACATTCCTGTGCTGCCATTCGAATACCTAAATCAGAATCCTGTCTGTCTCTCCATTCTTGATCACGTTCAGGGTGGACTTGCCAAGGTAATCTAATAGGTAAAAAACTATTATCACCCATTTCTGCAGCAACCCATGTTTGATGAAACCAGTTACCAGTACCATAAGGTGTAGATAAAGCAATACATCCACCACCCGTAGCTAAGGTTTGTTGAGCTGAAGCCCATATTTCACTAATGTTATGGATAAAGGCGGCCTCATCTATAATTAATAAAGAAACGGCTTCTGAGCGGCCGGCATCACTTGATGCTCCAACAGCTTTAATTTGGGATCCGTTTTTTAGACGCAATGTTAATTTATTGTCCTCGGTAGGTTTATCTTTTTCTTTTAACCAAGAAGGTAAACTTTCGTACATGAATCTTACCTTGGTAACCATATTTTTAGCGGTTTCCTGTTTAGTTGCAATACAAAGTATATTTTTATCTTGATGGAATATTAACATCCACAATGAATAACCTGCTGCTAATGTTGATATACCTAATTGTCTTGATTTTAAGACAATGGAGTATGGATTTTCTTGAAATAATGTAAGTACTTTTTCTTGAAATGGATATAAGTTAAATTGAATACGTCCACGTTTTGGATGTTGAATATAACAGTATTTCTTCATAAAATATGCTGGTGATTGGGCACATTTTACATACTCCTCTCGGATTAACTGTTTTATATTCTTTTCTTCCATTATTTAATTGCTACTAATGTAACGATAACAAGTAGAGAAGCCACGAACCCTCCACCAAGAAATTTAAGTCCTGATTTTAATCGATTGTTTTTTCGGGATAATTTAGTAACATCGCTTTCAAGTCCTGTTATTATTTCATCTTTTTTAACAATAATTTTATCGTAATTGTTTATTTGACCAATATAATTTTGTTCTTTAGCTATATAAAGTGTAAAAATACTATCTTGGGCACTTATTTTTTCATTTAATTGCCAAACTAATTTATTTACAACTTTTAATTCTGCAATAGCTGAATCACCTTTAACTAAATCAATAGCTATAAGTTTTGCTTTATTATATGAAAAGCAAATTTTACTTGTATCTTTCTGTGAAAAACTCGTTAAGCTCAGAAGGAGAAGAACTATTAAGATCCTTAATTTTGTTGCCATAATATATGCGTGTTTGTGTTAGCTCTTTTTCTGTGGTTTTAATTTCTTTATTTAATGAATCCACAACTTTATTTTGTAAATAAATCTTATTTCCTAATTGGATATTGAGAGTTTTTAATTTATTTGTTTCGTTTTGTAAACTATCTATTTCTCTTTTTTCTTTATCGTAAGTATTTATAGGAGTTGGTTTTAGGTTACATTTAAGTAAAAAGATTAGTAACAATAAAAGTATCCCACCTATAATAAGGTGGGATAACTTTATTTGAAATATTTTATCTTTCATTATTGAACGTCTCTACCGGCAGAACGTTTTAAATCATCCATCATTTGTTTAGAGAATTTAAATTTATCCTTTGCTAATTTTAAAATACCATCAATTTTAGCTTTATCGTCTTTATTCTTTTTAACAGATGCTAAAAATTGGTTAAATTTCAATTTCTTTTCTTCCGGTGTATTACCTAATTCTTTTGCGGTTTCATCACCTGCAATATCTTTAGCAGATGGGCCTTCTTCATCGTCTGAATAAGATACATCATCAAATCCATCATCTCCAGGAGTGAGGGTAGCTGTTTTTTCTGCTTTAGGTTCACCTGCTGGTCTTCCTTTTTTACCTGTAGAAGCTGGTTTTTCTTCTTTATTTGGATCTACTTTTCTACCTTGTTTACCTTTTTCAAGATTAAAAATTTGAGCCGCAGCATCTTTTTCAGTTGTATTTGTAGCTAAACCTGAGTTGAATTTTTTTTCATCAGGAAATGCCTTATTAAATTTATCTTCTATATCTGCTGTAAACTCATCAAATCTTACTCCTGATTTTTTCTTAAAATTTTGTTCAAAATCAGCACCATATCCTTTTGTATCTTTTTTACCTGTAATTTCTTCAGGTTTTAATTTTCTAATAAGTCGTCCATCTGATGTCATAGATGGATTAGAATTTTTAAATTGGTCTAATGTTTCTTTTTCAACATCTATAACTAAATCTAAATTTTTTTTAGGGCTAAGACCAGCATCCACTAATTTAGATAATGCTTTTTTAGTTTGAATAACACTAGCCATTTCATTGATTGTTTCCTCATCAAGTTGATATTTTTCAGCTAATTTTTTACGTTTTTCTCCTTCTTTAATATTTACA